AGACGAATTATCAGACAAGCAAGAGCGATTTGCGCAGGAATACATTATAGATTTAAATGGTACGCAGGCTGTAATCAGGGCCGGGTATTCTGAAAATGGAGCTGACGTACAAGCTGTTCGATTGTTAGGGAATGCTAAGGTGGCACTTCGGATACAAGAACTGCAAAAAGAGCGCGCAAATCGAACGCAAATCACTCAAGATAAGGTTCTAAGTGAACTGTGGAGTATTGGCACCGATGATATTAAAAATTACCTTTCTTTCCGGTCGATTTTGCTGACAAGCATAAATCCCATCACAGAAGCCCCGGAGGAATATAATAAAATAGATGTATCGGTAAAGGATTCTGACGACATCGACACCCGGAACATATCAGAAATATCTATCGGGAAAGACGGGCAGTTTAAATTCAAGCTATACAGCCGGGCTGATGCGCTGGTGAATGTCGGCAAGCATTTAGGCATGTTCAAAGATAAAATTGAGTTTGAAGATAAAACACTCCCGAACCTCGCCAAATTGTCTACAGAGGAAAAACTTGCTTATTTGGAATTGCAAAAGAAACTGAGGGGGTAATATGGTCGCACCTGATTATGAGTTGCTTAGGACAAAGTACCATTATTCAGACAATCTACTGATTGAAATAGAACTATTTTATGAAAAACATTTTCAATTTATTACCCGGCGCAAAAATGTAGATGGCGAATATGAAAACCATTTAAAGCAGGAATTAGCGTTACAACTGCTTACTGATTCAGAAACCAAAGAGGTGGGTTACGGTGGCGCAGCCGGTGGCGCTAAGTCGTGGACGGGGTGCAGTTGGGAAATGATGATTTGCATTAGCTACCCCGGCGTAAAGGGCTTTATTGCCCGTGAGCAGTTAAAAGACCTGCGCATGTCTTCACTTAAAACCTTTCAAAAAGTATCGTATGAGTATCATGTATCCTTTGAAAAGTATTGGCGGTACGATGGCAAGGATAACGTAATAATCTTCACCAATGGCAGTACTATTGATTTGTTGGCTATTGCTCAGGTTCCATCTGATTTGGAATATCAATGGTTAGGATCACTGGAATATACCTTCGGGTGGGTTGAGGAATCAGGGGAGGCCAAAACCAATATGGCCTATGAAATATTGAAGACCCGTATCGGGAGGCATTTGAACGATAAGTACGGGATACTACCCACTATCTTCAACACCTTCAACCCAAAAAAAAATTACGTCTATACTTATTTTTATGAAAGGGATAAAAACGGCAGACTACCGGCGCACATAAAGTTTATAAAAGCCCTTATTTACGACAACCCACACCGGGAAAGCGGATACGCTGAGCAGTTGGAGGCTATCAATATACCAGCGCAAAGGGCGCGGCTATTAGAAGGTAATTTCGATTATGATGATGATCCGACCGTATTGTGTGATTACGATGCTATTTGCGATATGTTCCGCAATGAACACGTTATTCCGGGCGATAAGTATGGCAGTGCAGACCTTGCAATGCAGGGCCGGGATAAGTTTGTAGCCGGGCATTGGGAGGGGCTTGTTGGCTATCCTTCTATTATCAAAGATAAAGCCACAGGTAAAGAAATAGAGGGCGATATTAAGGGGCTTATGTTGGCGCACTCTATACCGCACAGCCGGTTTGTTGTGGATAGTACCGGCATGGGTAGTTACTTAGAAAGCTATATTGAAGGGATAAAGGAATTTAACTTCGCAATGGGAGCTAATGATCCGGCATTTTTGAAGCTAAAAGATGAATGTGGGTATAAGTTGGCAGACGTAGTGAATAAACGACAAATCCACATAATTTGCAGCGAAGAGGTGAAGGAGTTTATAAAGCAGGAAATGGGGGTGTTGCGGGCCGCTGATATAGATTCAGATACTAAGAAGCAGCGCATAATCAGCAAATCCGATATGAAGGGTTATTTGGGCCGGTCACCTGATTTTTTAGACTGGCTTATACTTCGTATGTGGTTCCAATGCACAGGTAATGAAGCCCTATTCCCTTTGCCTGATTTAAAGATGCATGATGCGGGTAGTAAGATTCCCCCTGTTATTACGATGGGGGTACTTCGCCCGGCGGTAGATGGCGGGAATATGGTGTTTTTATCCGGTTCTTTGGTTGGTAACAAGGTGCATGTAAGTAATGCCCTGTACGATTTAACCACCGATATACCGGCATGTGTTGACTTTATAGCAGCTAATGCGATCAAGTCTGTTATATTCAGTTGCCCGAAAGAATACAATCATTTTGGGGTATCGCTGCGAAGTGCTTTAACTGCTGCAAAAAGCGGCTGTTCTATTCGGATTGCTAACTATACAGGTGATCCACACACCCGTATCCTCGCTCAATCAGCTTTCATTACCAATCATTTTCTATTCCGTGACGATTACGAAAAGTTGCCACAGTATAATAAGTTTATGAAGAACTTAACGAGCTATTTGAAAGTGGGCGGCAACGCGCATGACGACGGAGCGGACGCCGCCGCTGAGTTAGCAAAATTATTTCGTTCACAGTATAAAAGTTTGTGGTAAGTTTTGTAAATTGCATGTATGCAACATCATTCATCCGGCAGCATAGAAAGCCTATTTGGACAAGTTTACAAGCCTGTGAAATTTATTTTTAACAGCGCGGCCCCGAAGCCATTAACTAATGATGAGGTTCGCAATTACTTTCTTACTCACGAAGCCAAAGGATATAATACTTATGCAGTTCCTGAGTATGCAACAGATAGAGTACTACCATTATTAAATGAAATCGGAGACGTAACGGATTTGGTAGAAGATAATCAGGGTGGAGTAAATTATATTGTTTATACAGTAAGGTTAAATAAAATCCTGAACGATGGAAAATAAAAGACAAATGAACGATGTCGAAAAGAAGGTATGTACTTTTTTTGTTCCGTTCTGCGATACAGGGGATGGCGATGTAATTGACCCGGCAGGGCTGGATATGTCGTTTATTGATTGGTCAAGAAGGTGCGCAGTAAGCCCGGTAGTTACCGCGTTGCCTGAGATAAGCCGCTTATTAGAAATCGAGCTGGCTGCAAAGGATAAGCCATACACATACGCCCCATCCGGGCATTACGATAAATCCGGCAACTTTGTTATTGATGAAATTAGTATTGTTCCTAAAAGATAGATTATGCCAGAGCAGATAAAAGAGATCGTACCGCAATCAACATTCACGGAGATTGACAAAGCACTTTTCACAGCTACTCAATTTGAAACCATGCAGGATTGTATATCCGGCACAGGAGGGGAGCCTATTGAAATAAAGTCCGTTGTTATGAAGGATAATAAAGTAACCGTAACGCTTGTGAAGCCTACGCCCCATGAATGAAACCCTACTAACCGAAATTGAAAGCCAAATTGCAAATATCCGTGAGTTGCAAGACCGGGATAAAGAAATCATTGGTATAGATAATCACAGCATGGCTATTAAGTACGCAAGGAAAATAAAAGAGTGTTCTGAAAAGTTAATCGTTGTAAATAAGGTAGGGGTATGATAACTTATAAAGTAATTGTCACTGTTTTAAGCATATCCGTTTTGGCGTGGCTTCTATCGGTAATTAGCCAAGCGGTAGGGCTATACCACCACGGTAGATACTTGAAAGAATTAGAGCGAAAATACAAACTACCAAAGCCCGATTTCTACAATCCGATTACCGGCAAGATGGAGCAAAGCTACTGGCAACGAATAAATAATATTGAGACAAAATGACCAAAAGAAGTAGAAAATATTAAAGCTATGTTTGATTACGATCCAAATTGCATTCTTACAGGGACGAGTATATTTATTCTTTGTCTTTTAGTACTTAGCGGAGTGAGATACTTTGTTGATTGCATCAAAGACCGTTAATAATACCGCCACGCACAAAGCCCCGTACTGATATACAGGGCATTCGTGTTTTTCATTAGCAGCATATTGACAGGACATATTCAACCACCCATAACAGGCAGGTAATGAACAAGTATTGAGGGTACTTGTTGACTGTGCTATGAATAGCATTTATCAGTATAAGCCGGAAAGTCAGGAAGGAAAACCCCACGGCAAGGAAAAGAATAATTGATATAAATATGTGAATAATTATAGCCATAAGCCAAAGTTACGTAAATAAAATTAGGCGTGTCTAAGAAATAAAGTTGTACAAGACTAATTTTATTATTACTTTTGATTTGTAAAATATTAGAGTTTGCTGAAATCGGTAGGCAGATGAACAAAAAATTAAAGGGTCACACACAGCAGTCCATGCACGGGAGCCATACCCGTGTATGGGCTGTTTTTATTTACGCCAATGTCTAAACTGTTCGGGTTTTCATGGTCGGATTTCTTTTACTCTCAACAGGGAGCGAACCATGTTTATACCCTATCTGACCCGAAATTAGGCGACTTACTGAGTGTGTTTAGTGGCGGCTATTCCGAGGCGAACATGATGAAGCTGGTACAGGTTATGCCGGAATTTATGTTTGCGGTTAATGCCGTGGCGGGTCGAATGAAGGGTGGCATATTCTCTTTGCAGGATAAAGACGGCAACGAGGTAACAGACAATAAACTTTGGAATAAAATAAAGGATATTGGACCAAACTGGCAATACTCATTATCGGAATTTATTTGGCACGCTGTAGCGCACAGGCTTGTAACGGGCAACAGGTACGGGTATAGTTATTGCGCAGGGGCTACCATAGGAACTAAGCCGAAACACTCCAATATCGAGGCTATTTGGCTTATACCGCCACACTATACAGACGTTGTAATAAAGAATCCATGCCCTTCATACCTCACCACGTTATCGGCTAAGGAATACATCGAGCGGTACGACTATACCGGCGGTGAAAATGTAGTGACAAAAATAAGCCCTGAGTACATAACCCATGACATATACATGAAAATGGGCGATGCTACCGATATAGTACGCGGTAAAGGTATTTCTCCATTCAGGGCGGGCGAATACCCATTAAGCAACCTTACAGCCGTCTATGCGGCAAGGAACGTTATTTACGTTAAGCGCGGGCCATTGGGCGCTATTGTGTCGGCGGCAACGGATAGCAACGGGTCTGTGGCATTGACCCCGGATGAAAAGACGGAGGTTGTAAATGATTTGATGGCGCGGCATGGCTTCGGTCGCAATCAGTCACCCTTAGCAGTTACTAATCAGTCTGTACGGTATGAAAAATTCGGGTCTACCATATCTGAATTAGAGCCATTCAAAGAAACCGAAGCAAGCGCAGCGGCATTGTGCGGCATTATCGGCATACCTGTTTCGCTTATGCCAAAGAACGGTGAAGCGAAATTCGCAAACCTCGATATAGCCGAAAGGAACCTGTACGAAAATGTGATTTACCCGGAATCGGAAAGCCTTTGCGATTTCCTGACTAAAGCAGGGCATTTTAATGAGATAGGTTGTAAGGTGGTTGTTTCTTACGATCACGTTTCGTGTTTACAAGATGACGCTTTAAAGTTTGCACAAGCAAGCAAGACGCAAGCCGAAGCATCTACTATCCTATGGAACGGCGGGCATATTACACAGAACGAATTACGGCAGGATTGCGGAAAAGAACCTATTGATGGCGGCGATGTGTATGTGTCCGAGTGGAGAATAGTCAATGTTGAGCCGTCCGCCGATCCATTATTAACGCCCGAACCGCCAACAGAGGGCGATAAAGCAAAGAAAGGAGTAATAAAACTATACGGTAAGAAATTCAAACGTTCAAAGAAAAATTATTATAGCCATGTCGCAACTACATAACAAAATACAGGCCCGTAAATCAACAACAGCCCCGGTTGTGTATAAATCATATTCAACTACCAGCGAAAAGGATTTGACGGTAAACGGGCGCACAGTCACCGGGTATCTCGCTGTGTTCAATAACAAGGATTCGGACGGGGACATACTGATAAAAGGATGCTTTGCTAAGTCATTGCAGGAAAGGGGCGTTGATAGCACTACAGGCAACAAGATAGCGCACCTGTGGCAGCATGATATGAAAGACCCTTTAGGTAAATATACCGTTCTTAAAGAGGATGATTACGGGCTATACTTTGAGTGCCCTTATGATGATATTCCGCAGGCAAACCGGGCATTAAAGCAGTTTCAATCCGGCACGCTCGATAAGTTTTCAATAGGGTATTGTTATGTGTGGGATAAGATGGAATACGACGAGAATGCAGACGCTTTTGTGTGCAAAGAACTTGAATTGTATGAGGGCAGCGTAGTTACAATGGCTGCAAATGATATGACATACTTCGCCGGGTTAAAATCAGAGCAACGGGCAGATGAATTAGAGATTTTAACCGAAGAGGCAAACGATGCAATGACCGGGTTGAAGCCCCGTAAGCGTCACGAAATAGGGCAATTAATATCCAAGTTTATAGCACTGGCAAAGACTAAGCCGCAATCCGAAGGGAAAGAAGCACTTATTCCGAAACCAGCCGCAAAAAAGAAGGGTGTCGGATTGGATAAGCTATTACAGCTAAAGTAAATTTTTCTTAACCCATTAAAAAACAACAATGAAAAAAATAACATTAAAGATCACAAAACGCACAAAGGCGATAATCTTAGGATTGTCTGCAATTGCTGCTATCGGCTTTTCCGCAATGACGCACAGCACAAAAGCGGCAGGCGAAACAATCGCGCTGGTGGGCCTTGTTGCCTCTTTCAAAAAGAAAGGCATAGAGCTTACCGAAGATGAGGCCAAGCACTACGGAGCCATAGACGAGGCTTTCGAGAGCCACACCAAAGGGCTGGTAACCGCCGATGACCTGAAAACGCAGTTCGAGGGTATCAAAGAAACGATGTCCCCCGAAGCGTTAAAGAAAATGGTAGACACAGCCACCGAAGAACTGAACGAAAGTTTGAGACTTCATGCAGCGGCTATCGATCAACTGAAAACAATGGGTGTACGTACCGACAATGGTTCAAAATCCCTGCGCGCTCAGATCAAGGAAGGTCTTGAAAATGCAGACGTAAAAGCGGCACTTAAAAGCATGAAGAACAAAGAGGCCGGGGCAAAAGGCTTTGAGTTCACTTTGAAGTCAGCAGCAGCAATGACCAACGCGGCAACAAATGCCGAGCTTACCGCAGCAACAGCCCTTTCTTTCCCGCAGCCTGAGTTTATACCCGGCCTGAATGACATTGCCCGCAATCAACCATTTTTGGTGCAGTTGCTAAAGGTAATGAGTACTGAAAAAGAAACCATTATCTACACTGAAAAGTACAATGCGGAAGGTGCAGCCGGTTGGTTGGGCGAGAATGCAGCGGCCCCATCGGTTGACTTCGATGTGCGTGTAGGCAATAGCCATGCGAAGTTAGTGAGCGCCGCGATTGACGTATCAACGCAGATGCTCGATGACAACGATTATATGTCGTCTGCAATCGAAAATGAGTTGACCTATCAGGTGGCAATAAAGATCGATTCCGACCTGATTACAGGTGACGGTACGGGCGATAACCTTGCCGGTATTGATTCCTTTGCGGGCGGGTACACGCTTACCACCCTGACCACCACCACCCCAAACAACTGCGATGCGGTTATAGCCTGCGCCACTCAGATAGCAAGCGACAAATTCCGCCCGGATATTGCAGTTATGAACCCGATAGACTACGCGCAGACCACGTTGTTAAAGGGCAGTGACGGGCACTATATCGTTAACCCTAATAACAAGGATACGAAGTGGGGCAAGGTAATGGTTGTAGAAAGCAATCAGGTTGCCGCCGGGTCACTATTGGTTATGGATAGCGCGAAAGCCAACCTGTACCGATACAAAGACCTGCAAATCTCTTTTGGCTTTATCAATGATAATTTCAAAAAGAACATGGTAACCGTAATGGCAAACCAGCGCATACATTTCTTTATCAAAAACAATGATGTTAACGCGTTCATTTATGACACGCTGGCAAACATCAAAACAGCGATAACAGCAGTGTAAGCCCGGTAACAAAGTTTATTTCATAACCTCAAAATAAAATCCAATGTCAAGTACAAAGCAGATTGATCCAAACATGAAAGAAAGCCGCCAATTAAAGGTGACGCTAAAGGCGACCGCCGCCCACCCATTTTATAAAGACGGGTATATTTTCAAAGTTCACCCATCGCAGCAGCCAAAGTTAATTGATAACGGCTGGGCTGTAGGTGAGAATGAAAGTACAGAAACGGCAAAACCGGCGAAAGCTCCAAAAGCAGCTCCAAAAGCACAATAACGGACAATGGCATTCATAATCGACAAGACATACTTTGAAGGCGGGGAGCTTAATATTCCCGGAACAGAAACTACGGCGGTATCTGAAAAGATAACTGACTTCATTACGAAGTATGAGCCGGAATATCTGTTACGGGCTTTGGGCTACCCGCTGTACAAGTTGCTTAAAGCGGATGCCTACCCGAATCCTGTTACACCCCGGTTTGTTGCTCTTATGAGTGGCGGCGATGCTGTAGAATACACCGATTCACGCGGTCATGTACATACGTGGTCGGGCTTAGATTCAACAATCAAAAGCCCGATTGCAATGTATGTATGGTATTGGTATTCCCGGCAAAACGCAACATATAGCAGCCCATCGGGCGAGGTAAAAGGAACGGCGGAAAACTCAGTAAATGTAAGCGCAGCAACTAAGCAGATGCGGGCATACAATGAAATGAGCAACATCACTTGTCAGTTATGGGATTTTTTGAGGTACTATGAAATAGGCGGAGTTATAGCGTTTCCTGAATTTGAATTACAGCACGTCAACCCGTTTGGAGTGCTAAACACAATGAACATTTAATTAACCAATTAAAACAACTTAAATAAAATGAAACACTTAAAAATAACAGTAACAATAATCGCATTTATAGCGATAGTATTCGGGATTCCCGATAATGCCTATGCGCAGCGCACCACGCTTTCGCTAAAGGCAATGACAGCAGCAGGCGCGTATAAGGCCACGCCGGACACAACAACCGATGCAGATACTACCTACCTGTATTTGAATGATGGAACAGCCGGAGCGATCAGGGCATATACGCAGTATCAGGATTTGGTTTATAACTTCAACCTGTATCCGAGTTTATCAGGTACAACCACCGGCGCGATAACCATTCAGGGCAGCATGACAGGGACGCACAGCGTATCAAGCGCTCCGACATCTGACTGGGTAACGCTTACGCCTATTACCACTTATAGTACCAGCGATTCAGTGTCCTATACCAGCCCGGCGGCAGGTGGTGGCGTATGGGGCGCGCGTATGTACCGGCAGTTTGTTATACCAGCCAGCCAATACAAGTACCAGCGCATAAGGTATATATCAGGCGGTACGCAAACATCGGTATTAAACGGGTCTGTCACGGTGTTATCGCACTAATCCCTGTAAACCCTATCATAATTCACTAACAATTTTTCATTTAACCCATTCAATTCATAACAATGAACATTAAAAATTTAAGAACAACATCCGGGGTAATGAACACAGGCAAAGCAACCGATGCGTTGCAGCCGGGGTTAGTTATCAGCGGAATGTTTGTGCCGTATGACTGGACGCTTGCAATAGCGCCCGGCACGACACCAACGGCAATACTGGCAGCATTGGAATCGGCATTATCGGCGCTTTTGATACACGATACGCCGCTTTCCCGTGGTCACTATATCGGGCCATTCGATGCGTTCAATGACAAATCCGAAGCCACTACTTACCAAACTTTAGGATATGGTCGTAAAGTGAAAACACAGCGGCAGATTATCACAAAGGAGTATCAAATAGTAGAGGGCGGTGTCGAGTACTGGCGGGCTATTCAGTCATTCACTGGCAAGATCGATCAGTACAAGTGGATCGAGTTTGACAATGAGGGCGTGGTATATGGCACACAAACCCTAAGCACCACAACCGGCCTTGTTACAGGTATTCAGGGATTCCGCCTGTCTGCGCTGGAGCCACAGGATCGTAAGCAAGCCAATAAGGGCAGCATCGAAGAGCGCATATTAAACCTGACATTTCAGGACAGCGCCGAGGCTAACGAAAACCTGTACAGCATCGAAACAGGCATAGACATTGATCAGTATGTAGCTGATTTGGGTGTAACAGATGTGACGCTCACCGCTACCGGGGTAATGGTTGCAAAGGTTGTTTCCTTCGCTGTTACTTCATTCTTTGGCGGTGTGAATATCTGCGAAACTGTGCCGAGTATGATTGTTACAGCATCGTTTATCCTTACCAACAAGGAAACCGGGTCAACCGTTATCACCGTCACATCGGTAGCCATTACCAACGGGCTTATGGTGTTGACGTTATCGGGTGCCGGTGCCGGGTGGGTGCCGGGCGATACTATGCAGGTTCAATTAACCGCAGTTTCCACCCTCGCAACAGCGGGATTCAGGTACTACGAATCCAACATTGCTGAGGTTATTATGGTTGCATAATAGCGTATAGAATTGCAGCCCCGTAAGGCTGTTTCTTTTCATCATTAAAATTTAATGCCGTGACTTACGAAAAAATTGATTTCAACCACGAACATATAGCAGGCTTAACGCTTGCAGATTTTACGGAGCAAAATAAAGCCAATTTCTTTCTGAATCAGCCGGAGGGGGTCAGGATAGATAAGCTAAAAGAGGTGTGGGTGTGTTGTAGGGCTTCAATGGGATTAACTGGGGAGGAAATCGGGAGCCAAGTAATTACGCCTGCGCCTGCTCCTAAAGTCGAAACAGGTAAAAAGAAAATAACTGAAAAGCCGGAGTAAGCAAAACAATATTATTCACAACTACGGGGCGGCGCTGTTGCCGTCCCTTTTTAAAATACAGTGGTTATGAACTGGACACAGGAGCAAATAAACGAAGTACACCAAATGGATTAACCCATGACAAAACGAAATCAGGTAATAACATGGGCTTTAGTTGCGGTTGTTTCGATTGCCATTTACATTATCGGGTGCTATAAAATGATATTTGGAGAATGGTAACAATAGCTGAAATGTTACGAAAGGTGCGGGCTGTAAATATCGTTGACATAACCGGCGATATAATGGAGCAGCACACCGATGAACTGGCAGAATACAACCGCAAGCAGCTAATGCAGGGCAAGAATAATAAAGACGAATTACTCAGCCCTAAACACTCTGAAAATCCGTTTTTTAAAAGCAGGGAATCAGCATTGAGGTATGCAGGATGGAAACACAGGATGAATCCTTTAGCTCCGTTCGATGTGCCGGATTTAAGAATAAATGGATTTTACCACGACAGCATAAGTTTTTCAAGACGGGCCGACACATTGACAGCAGATAGTAACGCGCCATTTGCCGGAAAGATTGAAAGTACTTTTAAAAATACAGCATTGGGGCTTAATCAGGAATCAAAAGAAACAGTTTACGCTGAGATAATCCGCAGCCCATTAGTACATGAAGCAGCGAATAGGTTAGGGGTAAGTGTAGTTTAAAAATACAAAATGATTTTACTAATAGTAGCAGCGATATTATTCACCTGCGATAAAATACGCGAACATGAATTTCGAGCAAATAAGAAACGATAATAAGCGGCTGTTTATGGAAATAAGCAAGATGCCGGAGAAAGACCGCAGCAGCGCACGTTTTGAAGAGATAAAAGCGCAGTTGAGCCGGAATAATCAAGACTTGCAGGCCATTTCAAAAATGGTTGGCGATCACGAACCGCGACTAATGAGGTATAAAGGTGGGAAAAGGGCATAAAATACGGAGCAAAAAGGGCAAAAACACACCCATAAACGCACCCATTCAGGGGCCAGCAGCCGTATGTAATGACCTCGAAAAAGTATCCTTTACCAATTTCTTAAAATGCCTGATAAATAATGATTTGGAAGTGCTGAAAATATCCGGCAATCCGTCACAAAATCAGCTATTCCTTGCGTGGATAACGATACTATCTGCCTACTATGTGACTATTGGCAGCAAAGAACAGGTAAGGTATATAAAGATGGTCGCCAAAATGGAGGCGATCAACTTAAAGATAAATGTAGTTACGGCCCTGTGTGTATCATTAAGACAGTGGTATGAACCAAAATTGTGTGAATGCCTGAAAATGTGGGGCTACCGGCTACCGTTTACCGATGAATCATTTTTAAAAGACATTGACCGGGTTTTAATCCTGCTACAGAATGATAACAACAAGTTAGCCACGGAGCGATGCAAATATGACAACGCTCAAAAGGCAAACAAGGGTAAAGGCGAGGCGCCTACTAAAGATGCGTACATGAAGATACTTTATGCCATTGAAAAGCACAGAGGACAGCGCTATCCGCCGGATAAAATAAGCGGGTATGAGTTCGCCTTATGGTATGTTGAGATAATCGAATACAATGAAGCGCAGAAAAGAGAACACGACCGTATAAATAATAAATCATACCGTAACAATGGCAAGCAATGAGAATATAAGCGGTTTTGTTGATAGTAGTGTTTACTCCGACTTCGCGCGGCTTGAAAAAGTCATTGAAAGCGCCGCAGATAGCTTTGAATTTTTGTCATTGTCGGCATTGGATTGTTATAAGTCTTTCGGGCAGACCGGCACGCTAAAGGAGTTGGTTGAGCTTTCCACTAAATCAGCGGCAACAAATACAGCCGTTACCGAAACGGTTAAAAAACAGACGGCGGGAATAAAGGAATTGAATGCAGAAAGATTGCGGGATAATCTTTCAATGAAAGAGCGTAACGATTTGCTGAAATTACAGGTTGCTGCCGAGGCGGCCCCGGCTGGCAGTATTGCAAAGGTTAGGGCTGAGGCGGCGCTACTCCGTAAGGAATTAATGGGGTTGAATCTCGAAAAAGAGAAAGGCAGACAGGAGGATATTAAAGCCCAATTAGCGATTAAAGACGCCTTTATAAAAAATAATGTTGACGGGTACACTGCGCAGAAAATAAACATCGGCAACTACCCTGATTTAATAAAGCAGTTCCACGCGCTCAATGATGAGATGAAGCAAATGGAAGCGACAGGGCAGAAAGTAAGCCCGGAATTTGAAGCCCTCGCAAATAAGATCACCGATGTTAAATCAGCAATCGGTAGCATGACCTCATCGGGCAACGGCATGACCGGGTTAAGTGGTCAACTTACCACCGTTACCCGGCAAATGCATGAATTAGAGGCAGAGGGCAAAAAAGATACGGCGGAATTTCATAAGTTGGTAACGGAGGCGCAACTGCTTAAGCACGCAATGGATGGCGTGACAGCCGAGGCAAAAGAAACTACAAAGGCCGTAACGGGCATAAATGACAGGCTAAAGGGATTCGGGCAAAACATAATGGCTATGGCGGCTACTTATGTTTCTTTTCAGGCATTGCAGACCCTTATAAAAGGGAGTATCGAGGAATTTTCGCAGGCAGATGAGGCGGCGGGCCGACTGAAAAATACTTTGCAGCAGTACGATAATATACAAGCGTTTACCCGGCTGGCTGCGCAGTCCGATGAGTTGGCGGAAAAGTTTAAATACTTAGACAATGATGATTTAAATGAGGTCTTTAATAAGTTGCTCACTTATGGCAAGTTATCGGAAGATCAATTAAATAGTTTACTGCCTGTTATAGTTGATTTTGCAGCCAAAGAAAAGGTATCTGTTACTGATGCGTCAGAAACTGTTATTAAGGCATTAGAGGGCAACGGCAAGGCTTTGAAGGTGTACGGGGTGAATATGAAGGAGGGCGCAACCACAACAGAGCGTTTTTCTTTGTTGATGTCCGAACTAAAGCCAAAGGTTGACGGGGCGGCAGCTACATTCGCAGGAACATTCCCCGGCTTGCTGGCTAAAATGACGCAGGAATTTAAAAACATTCAGGAGGCTATCGGCGGTTTTATAGTTAAGTTATCCGGCGTTGAAGAGCAGCAGTTGCAAAATGCAATATCAGCAGGCAAAGAAGCCCGCGAAGCTGATAAATTAGTAACTGAATATGAAGATTTAAGCAAGAAAGTAGGGCAAACAACCGAAGATAAAAAGCGGCTGGGGGATATTACCACGTCACTTACCGGCATGTTTGGTGATAGCGTTGTGTCCATCAATAAAGAAACCGGGGCCATTGAATTAAATATCGAGGCTACAAAGAACCTGATTAAGCAAAAATTACTGTTAAATAATCAGGAAGCAAGTAAATATGCACTGCAATACAACGCAGCCGAAGAGGGTCGGCTAAAAAATGCTGAAGGTCTTACGAAAGCTCAGTTGATTTATAACGATGCGGTTAAGCGCACAGGGATAACGGTAGAGCAAACGCGGGATAAGATAGCCTATACCAAGAGTGGAAACCTTATAGATAACCTAACGCCACAGGAAAAGGATATTGTAAAGCTCAATGACAATATTAATCAATACAAAAAAGAACTTGATAAATTCCTAAATGCAAAAATTGAAGCAGCGGGGAAATTACGCGAATTGGGATTCAATGAATCGGACTTAGACAGTTTCTTTAGTGGTGGGAATAAGCCCATAACCCCGACCGGCGACCCGGACGCCGGCAACAAAAAAACATTAAAAGACAACAGCCTCAAAATTGAACTTGACTTTCAAAAGAAAGCTGAAAAAATACGCGAAGATGGGTTAAGGGTTGAGCAGAATTTACAAAAAATGATTGTTGACAGCGACAGGTCAACATATCAGGAACGTATCGAGGCGCAAAATGAATACAATAATATTCAGGCGCAAATTGATAAAGGTGCGTATGATGCGCAAAGGTCGGCTATTGAAACAAGCCTTAATGACATAGATGCACTAAAGAAAATAGATAAAAAGAAACGCACTCAAGAGCAGCAAGATAGAATTGATAGCGAAAAACTTTTATTGCTCGATTTGGTTGAGGTTGAAAATAATTATCAGGCCGTAAAAGTTGCTGAGAGCAAAAAAGCATCTGATAGTATAGCTGCTATTCAGCAAAGCGAAGTGGGTAAGCGCCTTGCAATGACTACAGCAATTAATGATAACATCGAAAGTCAGGAAGAAGATACGCATGCTGCAATAAAAAAACAGTACGATAACGGAGAAATAAATTACAAAACCTACACCCTTGCGAAGCAAAAGATTGAAGAGAAATTTCAGCTTGCCCGGTTGTTGGCCCAAAAAGCCTATTACGAAGCTGAAATAAAATTCATTCAGGACGCAGACCCTACGGCGGACGTTTCCAAAATGATTGCAGCATTAAATAAAATTGATGTTGAAATTAAGAAAATGGGAATCGGCAAACCAACGCCGAAAAAAGACCGAGATAAAGAACTTGATAGGCTGGCGGGCCAAGCCGCGCAGGAAGCATTTACGACCGCTAAGGGCTTTATGGAGGCGTATTACGATGCCGAAATAGCGAAACAGGAAAGGGTACTTGATAACATAAACAGAAAGCGTGACGCGGAACTTGCATTAGTTGACGACTTAATGCTTTCCGATGAAAAGAAAGCGCAAAGACGTAAAGAAATAAATGCACAGGCAACAGCGCAGGAAGAGCAGCAGCTAAAGAAAATATCCGAGATAAAGAAACGCCAAGCAATAGCAGACAGAACGGCGGCGATACTTGAAATAACGGCAAAGACAGCCATTGCAGCTATGCATCAGGCAGGCAGCGGCGATCCTTACACGGCGATCGCTCGAACAGCAGTTGTTATCGGTATCGGGTTGGCGCAGGTCGCAGCGGTATTAGCAAAGCCATTGCCCGAATATCGTTATGGTACACAGGATCACCCCGGCGGCGGTGCGATACTTGGTGACGGCGGCGAAAGGGAGGCTGTATACGAACCGGGTAAAAAACCTTATTGGTCTAAAGCCACCTCAACTTATTACGACCTCGCGCCGCATACGCGGGTAGTGCCGGAAAGCCAGTTATTAGCCGATAGTATGGGCTTTATTTCGAGCTATGCGCCCGGTGTACATACTTCAATAACTAATGACTTTTCGAGCTTAGAGCAGGCTACAAAAAGCGGTTTTGCTGAATTGCAGGATACGATAAAGAACAAAAAAGAGGTGCATATCGGGTTTAATAACGGGCAAATGGTGACCTCTTATAAAGTCGGCAATACGTGGATAAAATTCTTAAATGATATGACTAACTAATTATGCCGAAGCCTATTTTTTTATTCAGGATAAGGAAAGACCCAACCAATTACTACTATGTCAATAGTTCGGGTAGTGTTGTTGTGTCAACTACCGCTGTAAATATTACAAAGTCTTTCCCTGATTGGAAAAAATTATCTATACAATATAAGCGCAGCTTAGAATATCCGGGTGTTTTCAGGTCATACGCGCCCGAAGCGATGCAATTCGTTAATGATGCGGCAAAGATATTGCGATACCTGTTCAACACTCAGGGAGATACCGAAGCCGAGGCGGAATTAGAGGTATATAAACTAAGAAGCAGTGACCAGCAATATTACCCACGCTGTTCCTGTACTATCAACTTTGCGAAGTACACAAATAGCCTGAATGTTGTTACCGCTGCATTGGTTGAGGGTGGATTGGTTGCTAAATTCCGGGCTTATGATACGACTGATTTTCTTATACCATTAGGCGAACCCGGCACAGACCCGGATACCGATTGGATATGGATAAGCGGCGACCCCCCCGGCGGTGATCCGGGTGGACTTATGTTGCTGGGGAATTATCATTATCAGACGCAGGCGGGGGCAATAGCAAATATCGCGGTTCCATCCGGCACAGAGGGTTATGCAACGCCGGGAATTGTTTATGTAGATAAAGAGGGCGCATATGCCGTATTGGAGCCACACTCCCCATTAGCTGATGAAGTCCCCGGCGCGTCAGCTATTGACCTTACAGATATAGGGCGGGCCGTAAGAGCTACAACGGTAACATTGTCGGGCGAAATAGTGATTGATGAAATAAAAAACTTTGGCGGGTCAAGTCAAGATATGAAGCTCGAACTGCGGGCCGATGTCTACCACGGGTCATTTAGTACATTCGTTTCGTCTACTACGGTATGGGTTGATCCGTCACTTTATTTAACACCGGGATCAACGCGGGCTGCTACGGCAACGCTCACGGCGACATCAATAGTTTTAAGTGATGGGGATTATTTAATACTTACTTGGGTTGGGATCACACCCGCGCCCATCGGTGGCGGCGCTACTTGCAACATGAGTGTTACGCTAAACGCCGCAGCAACAAATATAGACCTCGCTTTTCAATTCCGCCAAGACGACACACCATGCCGGGCCTTATCTCATTGGCATGTATTCCGTAAATTATTCCATGCACTTACCGGCAGTACGGCGGTTGATCCCGTGAGCGACTTATTAACAACATCTGTTTTCCCCGGCCCGGACGTTTATAACCTAAATCCGGTTAATACTTTCTTTGCGCCGGGGGACGCACTCAGGCAGTTGTATGTAACGGCAGATGGAACCACTACAGACCCGGCTATAAAAACCAATTTCAAGGACTTTAATAAGGATGGGCTGGTAATAAACGGGGCCGGGATAGGAATAGAGCGCGATGGATCGGGTAATGAAGTATTGAGGTTTGAAAAATTAGAACACTTTTTTCAGAAAGACACCCTTATATATGACTTAGGTAGCAATATTGTCAGTGACAGTTGGCGAATGTATCCGTATGATGACTGGAAAGCCAATAACATTAAATCAGGCCATAAGGATATAAAATACGATGAGGTAAACGGGCGATTTGATTTCCTTTCTGAATACAATTACCAAACATCGGTAAAGAGTATTAAAAAAGATGTTGAGATCGTAACGCCTTATCATCATAGCCCGTGGGATATAGAGTACACCCGCGCGAATCTTGCAGGCAAGCCGACTACAGACAGCGGCAGCGATAATGAAACCTTTAAAATACAGTCCAACGGCAACAGAATGACCATTTCGGGGCTTTCTACTAATGCGTGGCAGGTAGATAAGGCCCAAACTATTACCAGCGGAATACCTACCGATGTGCAGCCGACTTTATTTAACGTAATGTTTAGTAATGGGCGCAATTTTGGGCGCTGCTCTAAATGGTTGAAGTCGATTTATTATAACCTCGTTTCGCCTATACTGACTTTTAGAACCGGCAAAAAGAATGTTGATTTAGTCAGCAGCATGTACACCGGCCCGGTAGTTACTGAAAATGCAAATATTGATTTAACCCCGGATGGCACAGGTGAAGATATTTTATTTAAACCGTGGGTATTTGATTTTAAAGTACAGGTGCCAATAAATTTACCTGATTTGATGGACGCGACACCATACGGAGTATTCCGGCATACGCTTGTAAGAAATGGCGTTTCCTATGTATTGGACGGCTTTGTTTTGGAGTGCGGGATTACAGACGGGATAAACGATGTTTATAACTTCAAGTTGCTATGTAGTCCTAATACGGTGATTCCGGCGGGGTTGTAGTTATTTGCGGGTGCATGTCATGTAGTAATCCCTGATTATTATAGTGTCATGCTTGTAAACTGTATCCCTTTCCGGGTGCGTAAAAACATATATAACCTCATTCATTTTTGATTCAGTAAGGTCGCAGTATGGCTTAGTTGATAATACCGATTTATTGTCTAAAGCGGAAACATTGGAGTAGGTGGTTGTTTTATGTAAGCACTCAAAACAATACTTTTTATCTTCTTTTTTACAGCCAATACCCAACACAACCAGCATAATAACTAAATATTTCATAATAATGGATTTTCTCAAAAATAAATATATTCCAATAACTGTGCCAAATATATTTTACTTAACTTTGATTTCCCCGAAATTATGGAAGTACAGGCAAGTAATAGGCAATACATTGAACAGTTGAAAGATTGGCAAGCGGAGGCGTTTGTTTATGTAGTCTTGTTTTGCTGCGTAAATGAAAGCGGCGGGATAAGAAGCGGATGGAATTTATCTAAGATATGCGCCCTATATGATTTAGTAGGGGATATTTTCAGCCTTAATTTTGTAAAAGCCGTTTGCCACAAACTACATGTGCATCGTTTCGGGTTTGAATATTACGAACTTTTAAAAACAAACATTCGGCTGCTGCCTAAAGAGGCCCACACGGAACTATACAATATTTGCTCAATCATTTTAGAGAAAAGCGGCACGGTTGAAGATCAAAAAATAGGTGCGATTCTTTTAGAGGAAATTGCAGGTTAATTCCAACAATCGTGCCGAAAAATATTCACAGTGCGGCATAGTATGTGGAAAACTTCTTTGCAAACTAATATACCTACTTCGTAACTTAGCAATATGTGCGGTCTTAAGTATGTTTCACCCGCGCCATTTCGCTGAATGGCAAATGAAAGTTTAGCTCTTTTGTTACTAAAGCTGATTGTCTTATAACGTAGGGGACTACGCCAATTCCACATTCAGAAATATATTGAAGATCAAGACAGTGTATGCAATGCCCACGCAGCAACATACGACTTTGGAACCGAAAGGTATATTGATTTTCACCCGATAAACGCCAGAGGGCTGGTTAGGAGACGGGAGTAACGAGGGCCAGTGACTTGCCAGCGAACTTTTTAAATTGCAGTTAATTGTTTCTTCGAGGCGAAAACCTGCAATAGCTATTAAAAGGCTGATTTAAGAAGATTATTTAAAGGCAAGTTTACAACTCTTCGGATAGCATTCCAAAGGAGATAAGCGAAGCTGTATAAAGTATCAAAAATAGTATTACCTTTGTTTCAAGTTTTTGCCCTCAAAAACTAATAATTAGCCGGATAGCAGCGACTGTTCGGCTTTTTTATTTGCTCCAATCATACCCTAATCATGAAAATCGTCATGGCTATCATCATGATACCTAAACGTATCCGGCCCGGCATTATTATACTCTTCCTCTGTTGTTGCATCGGTATTCCTTAGCTTTATTGACCCGTATTTCATCGGGAAATTCTCAGCTTTTTTAATTGCAAGGTTAGCGCCTGCGTCCTTTTTTCAGCGCACCCCGTCAATAGTAAACGTATCGAGGGCTAATATCCTGCTAACCTTATCCAACACCCACGGCGGCACACCCTGCGGCCCTACCATTAATTCCGCTACCCGGTACGGGGTATCCTGTAGCTTTTCGACCTCGAAGGTCATATCTTCAAAGGCAACTACATTCGATGCCGGGTCAATATCTAAGTAAGCCTCAACCCGGAAAGCCCACGGATTAGGCGTACCCGATGCGCCCCAAAATACATTATAATCATTGATAGTGTTGGAGTATTCAAATAAGATTGTTTTCTCCCATCCGCCAATTCTGCTGGTAGTTTGTATGCACTCAGAAACAAAGAGGGTATTCGTGAGCGGGTCTGTGTCGGTAGCATAAATAGCCTTAACAACAATGTGGTAAAACCCATTACTTAACCCGTGGTCAACCGGGAAAAATTGCTTTATAAATGTGTAATACTGATTGCCGTAATAACTATCCACGTTGCCGGTCGCGGAGTGCGTATAGCTGTGCGCAGATGCTATTGTAGCCACTATATTACCATATACGTCTATCGCATAAATATCTATGGTATTTGCTAAACAGTCGAGGTAAATCGTTATTTCATCCGAATATTCAACCTTTTGCGCGTAGTCTGTATCCTGCTGGAAATATGTCTTTATCTGTTGCCTGAAAAAAGCCCGGTCGAAAGGAAATGTATTATAACCCGTAGTCAGCACATCATTTGCGGGTACAAATCGCAGTGTATTTAAGCGTGGAAACCGGGCGGATTTGTTTAATGTCGGCATAATACATCGGGTTATACCCCGTACAAAAATAATAAAAATTAGGCAAGACTAAGAATTATTTTATGGTGTGACTAATTTTATATACTTTTGGAACTGTAAAACGGGTGAAATGAAAAAACTATTCTTACTAATACTCATTACATTAAGTTTCCGGGCGGACGCTCAATTATCTGCCGATATAGCGGCGTGGCGGGCTTATGTGGCTGCAAACTTCGCATGTAGTACATTTCATTGTCGTACAAAAACAATAGAGGCTGCGGAGGCGGATTCGCTATATGGGCTACTGCTTCGCGTTGAGGCGGCAGTAAGCGCGGCGGGCGATTTACAAGCTGTTACAGACTTAGGTAATGCAACTACTAACGATATATTTTTAGGGACAGGAACTACCGGCACACCAAATGAAGGTTGGTTTATTAGTCCATCGGGTGAAATCATATCAGGCTATGACGGGCTTGTTGAAACAATAGGGCTACGGCACACATTGGGTAGTACGTGGTTGTATTTAAGGGATAACGGTGGTTTTTTTGGCAGGCTACAAAGCGGCACATTAAGTGCGCAAAGAACATGGTTAGGGCCTGACGAGGGGGATGGATCGGGTCTTGACGCCACAATGGTACTGCACACAACAGCCGACCCAATAACAGTAGGGTCTACTTCAAGCACTCATGTTATATATGGAAGTTCTTCTGTTCAGTTAAAAAGCAGTTCTACACTTAACGCAAATTTAGGCGAAAATATAAATGGCGGATACCTTGTATTGCGTGACGCTACCTCCGGCTTTGGTTCCATCCTTAAAGCCCCTACCACCCTCACATCGGCAGATACAAGCTATTTGCCGCCGCTTACAGGCGTTATTGCATGTAGGCGCGATACAATAGGCGATGCAGTAAGCGATATGCCATCTTTAGTAACGGAAACATACCTTAATGCGTGGACGGGTGGCGGGGCGAACATATCGAATCAGGCATTAACGGCAAATGCCGACTATGCGCAGCAATGGTCTAAACAGATTTTGAGGTTCGACAGCGTTAATCATTTTGTTATAAGGGATACAATTTCCAATACGATATTATTAAACCTCAATGATGTTACCAATTTTGCAACGTCTTTGATTTATGCAAATAGTCACTCCGCTATTAATCAGATACGACTAAAGTGCATTGATGGATTTACTAATATGGTTATGAGTAGCGGCTCAACGAGAAGCCTGTCTATGGCTGCTGGTACAATGACATACTCAATGACGCAAAATGCTACGGTATGCTCTTTGAGTATAAATGCAGGAGGGAGTGATGCTAATTTAACTATTGATAGTTCGGCAAATGCCGTGACCGTAAACCATTTAGGTGGAAATACTGGCGCACCTTCAGTAGCAGCAGGAACGGGCGCAGGAACAACGCCAACCGTAACCATTGGCGCAGGCAGTACCGACTTATCAGGGTACATAAATGTAACAAGCGGAACAACCTGCGCGGCATCTTCACCGATAGTTACAATAACTTTTGCATCGGCTTACGGCGCCGCCCCAAAATGTGTTATTATATCCCCTGCAAACGCACTAACAGCCAGCGCAGTAGCTTCGAGGCAGGTTTATGTTGACCAAGCAACAGGAATCACAACAACGACATTTATACTTACAAGCGGTACGACTGCACTTGCTAATTCATCTGATTATCAGTGGTATTACTTTGTGGTTCAATAAACATAAAAAAATAGATGCTTTCATTACCGAAGCCAATAAATGAAATAATGTCGGATTGCGTAGGCGCGGTAAGCCAACGCATCTTACCTGATTTGCAGAGGGCTAACAGTAATATAGAGGCGCTTTCATTTATGTTTGGTCACCCGCTGGAATTGAAAAACAGGCTAAAGGAAATGTCTGAGAGCGCGACGGAGCGTTATTTGAAATTCCCGGTTGTTATGCTTTTTTCAGATGTTCAAACCAGCCCCGCAAGCGTTAAAGGATCGTATCAAGACGTTACTTTAAATATGGCAATTGCCATGAGTACGCAGCCGGAATATACGGCATCCAAAAGGGATTTAGAAAATTTTGCACCGATACTCAGACCGATATACGCTGAATTAATACAGGCTATTTTTAAGTGTGGCTATTTTTGGGTGCAAACGCCACGGGAATTATTGGGGCGCAGTATAGAGCGTTTCTTTTGGGGCAAAGAGGGCATACAAGGCAATACAGCCAACCAATTTAATGACTACATAGACGCCATTGAAATAAAGGGGTTAAAGCTGAATCAAAGTAAGAAAGGGAATACAGTAACCGCTAACACATACACTCAGTTTATGGAATTTTTCTTATCGCAAACGAGGGCAACGATTACCGTTGGTACGGTGACCGACAATAAGATAACAAATAATTTCTTTTTAACTGCAATATCTTCTATTGAGGCTGAATTGCAGGTATATTTTGTGACCCGTGATTTTACGCAAAACACAACAACGGGGGAAATTACAGGTATCAATGTTCAATTTTATACAGGGCAAATAATAATGGCATACAGATAATGAAGCGACTACTATTATTTATCTTATTGTTTCCGGCGCTCGACTTGCAGGCGCAAATAAAAACAAAGTTTGGCGGCACAAGGGCAACCGACACAGCCCACGCTGCATTATCATTACGTGTTGACAGTGTTGTGAGGTTGCTAAAGTACGCTACATCGGACGCAACAAAGTTTATACAGGTAAATTCGCAGGGTTTTTTAGTTAATGCCACACCCGCCGGGGCTGGTGACGTTACTCAATCGCAATTAAACGACACAGCAGCAGCGATACGGGCGGATATTACATCAGGCGCAGGTACGGTTACATCTGTTTCCGTAACAACAGCTAACGGCGTATCCGGCAGCGTGGCAACGGCAACAACAACCCCGGCTATTACTTTGACATTAGGGGCAATCACCCCGACCACTACAAACGGGGTGGCTTTAGTTTCCGTAAGCTCTCCAACGTTAACAGTTACCGGCACATCTTCAATAACCGGCGCACATTCAGGCACTTCATCAGGAACGAATACGGGTGATCAAACAATAAGCCTGACAGGTGACGTAGCAGGCAGCGGCACGGGTTCTTTTGCTGCGACATTAGCAACGGTTAACGGCAATGTCGGTTCTTTCGGATCTGCTACGGCGGCATCTACTTTTACGGTCAATGGGAAAGGATTAATTACAGCGGCAGGTAGCACAACCATAACACCGGCAGAAAGCTCCGTAACATTCACCGATATTACCACAAATAACGCAAGCACTTCAAATCACGGGTATCTAAAGAAGCTA